TGACGACGCGCTTGAAACGCCCCTGGGCCACATACATCCGGTACAGCTCGTTAAACTCCTCACCGTAGACGTCCGGGAGGCCCGGGCACTCGTTGGGGCACATCAGGTGCCAGTCCTCGTCAGCCTCGACCTTCTGCATGAAGAGGTCCGGGATCCAGAGGGCCGTGAACAGGTCGCGGCATCTGGCCTCCTCGTCACCCTGGTTCAGGCGCAGATCCAGAAACTCTAGGACGTCGGCGTGCCAAGGCTCGAGGTAGAAGGCGAAGGATCCCTTGCGCTTCCCGCCACCCTGGTTGATGTAGCGGGCCGTGTTGTTGAAGACGCGGAGCATGGGGATGATGCCGTCAGACTTGCCCTTGGTGCCCTTGATTTCAGAGCCGTTGGCGCGGATATTGGAGCAGTGCACGCCGATGCCCCCCGACCACTTGGAGATGTGGGCGCACTCCTTGAGCGTCTCGAAGATGCCCTCGACGCTGTCCTCCTTCATGGCGACCAGGAAGCAGCTGGACATCTGGGGGTTCGGGGTGCCGGCGTTGAATAGTGTGGGCGTCGCGTGCGTGAAGAACTTCTGGGACATGAGCTGGTAGGTCTCACGGACGCGTGGATAGTCGTCAGCGTGTATACCGAGCGCCACGCGCATCAGCATGTACTGGGGCGTTTCTCCGGGAAATAGGTAGCCCTTTTGCAGGGTCCGAAGGCCAAAGTAGCCAAAAGTGTAGTCTCGCGAGTGATCAATCTCGGCGTCCAAGTCCAAGCACAGACACTTCATGAAGTGCTCGCTCACGTAGCCCTTGGCGTAGAGGGCGAGGGCGCAGTCTGAAAAGCACTTGGGGCTCGTCTTGTGCAAGTCGCTAACGGCCACGCGGGTCGCGAGCGTTTCGTAATCGGGGTTTTCGGTCATCAGGTCTATCGCCACGTCGGCGCTCAAAGAGTCCACGGCGCTCGTATTTATTCCGTCGTACATGTTCGAGAAGACCTTCTGGGCGACCCGGTCGGGCTGGACGTCGAGCTTGGGTCCGTGTGTCCCGGCGTCGCACAGCTTGCGCAGCCGGGCCGTCACCTTGTCGAATAGCATGGGCACCTCATCACCGTTCCTCTTGATGACCTTCATTGAAGTTTATGCGTCTTATTTTTTTATCCAGGTCCATGGTAGTACACTATGGCGACGAAGCTACAGCCCAGCCCGTTGACCGACGCTTTCTTTTCTGAATTTAACCGTGGACTTTTGCAGCGGTCCATGCAGGCTGAGATCAAGGCCCGGACAGGCTACGCGATAGACACGCAAAATGACGCGGATCTCCAGGCCCTGATGAAGCGCGTCTACGTGAATATGGCCGTGGACCCGTTCACGGACGTGCGCGGTCAGATCGACCGCATGAACGCCGTCGTCGTCCGCGAGGCCACAGCGACCATCACGACGGGCGTCCTTCAGCACATGGTCTACCTGCGTGATATTGCGAGCAACCCAGTGCCGCTGGCGCCTCCTCGCAACACGAGCACCTACGGCATGAAGCTCCCCTACAACTTTAAGATTGGGTCCTAGTAAATGAGACCACTCGATGACATCCTTATCGGTTTTTTCATATTCTTCGCCATCGATCGGCTTGTGCGTCTGTTCAGCAATACAGTGGTGGCTGGCGCTCTCAGGTCGCGGGGCGCCAGTCCGGACTCGATAGAAAACTGGAAGACGGGTATCGAGGCGGTGATTCTGGGCACGGGTGTCCTGCTCGTGTGGCGTTACAGACACGCTCTGGGCCGCTTAAACAGATCGTGAGCTCTATGAATAAGATGAACCAGTATCGCGATGAGACGATGTTGATGTGTAAACACAAGGGATGGGACAAGGCTCCCGTGAGTACCGTATGGCTACTCTTCACGGAGGAGGTGGGGGAGCTCGCCTCGGCCATCAGGCAGTATCACCGGGCCTATCGCAAGTCTGGGCTCAAGAAGGACAAGGGGACGGACGTGGTGACGGAGATGGGTGACGTGTTCAGTTATTTATTTCAACTCGCGTCAATGCTCAATGTAGATCTGGACCAGATGTGGTCGGTCCACCGGGAAAAGGTCCAGCACAAGGTGTACAAAGAGAAAAATGTCGGCGTATGTTAATGGCGACGGCTTGGATGATTAATGATGACTTGGCCATAAATAAATTTAACCCGTACACGTGGTCCGGTACATATGGCGTGCCTACGGACGGCTCCAAGTGGAAGAGCGACGGCACCTACACCGTAGAGATTGATGAGCGTCCGACCGTGTACACCGACGCCAACCCCGCACTCAAGGACTTCAACCCGGTCCATTTGATGCGCTCGGGTCCTATGTATCTTAAAGAGATGCCCGGGCACGCCACGGCGCCATTCAACGGCTTCCCCGCCCGCAAGTACGAGTTTGATAACGGCGTCGTGACGTGGAACCGTCCTGATTTGTCTCGTGGCTCGCGTGCCGAGTACGCGTTCCAGGAGCCAAGAGCCAAGACGTGGGACCTGTGGCTCGTCTTGTTGATCATCATCGTGGCCGGTATCATTTACTCGCGTAGGGGCCGTTAGATGGATGCGACGCGTGGAGCCACCACCTTGATGAGCTTTTTTGCTAAATTTTCCTTTTCAAAAAGGGCACGTTTATCCAGCCCGGGACAATAATGCGTCTCGAGCTGAATACACCTGGCACAGAAATTCCCCGTGCACTCCTTGCACGTCAGAAACTTGGGGCGGTGCGGGCACTTCCAACCCGGGCTCGGGGCGGATTTCATCTAGTACTACTTGACATTTTGGAACGGCCGCCACGTCCCACTGTACTTCACACAACCCATTTTCTCGCGCCCGTAGGACCCCATCCCAAAACTTTTGCATGGTTTCCAGGTGTTTGGCGAACCACTCGCGGTCACGTGTGACCCGCGTCACCATGAAAATCTCGGGCTGGTCCACCTCCGCGTGGACCGGTGGGAGCCCGTGCTCGTTGCAGGGCCCCTTGGTCGGCACGTAAGCCTTGCAGGCCGGCCGGTACTGCACGAAATCACAATTTTCAAAATCGAGAATTTCGAGCAAGAGCTGGATCTGGGGCAGGTAGTGCTTGGGCACCTTGTCCTCGATCTTGCGCGTCAGGGGGCACTTGATCTCCAAGAGGATCCCATCCTCCGTGACGCCGTCGGCCGACCCCCCGAGGAACGGGTACTTGGGGTGCTGCACGAGCCCAATCTCGTGGGACTTTTTGCCACAGCGCTCGTCATAAAGGTCGCGCGCCACTGGTTCCAAGAGGGTCCCGTGGGCCGTGGCGGCATTGCCCGCCCAGGCCGTCTTCAGCACCTTTTTACGGAGCAGATCATCCGGCCGTTCATAGCGATTGTGACCGAGCGCGCTCGCCACGTCACTGGCCGTCAGCATGGTCTCGCGGAGCGCCAGCCACTCGGGGCTGCGCTGGTCCGCATACGTTCGCCCCAGTAATTCGACCACTTTGGGATCCATTCGTTTTGAAACGTCGGTCCGTCTTAAGTAGTAGTTGTGCTGCGTTCTGCTCAGCCTGCTTCTTGGTACTCGCGAACCCACAACCTAGTTCCTGCCCATCCACGATGACCGTCACCATGAATGTGCCGTCCCGGTGAGCGTCGACCCGATAGTCGGGAAGGGCGAGCTTTTCCGCCTGGCACCACCTCATGAGTTGATCCTTATAATTGTCGTCCGTGAGGTTCGTCTCAACCTTTTCAAACGACTCGATGATGAATCGCTTGGCATGGACCATCCCGAGGTCCAGATACACGGCACCTATGAAAGCCTCGAATACATCCTCGAGAATCTTAGGATTGGTGTTCCACCCGTTGCGCATGCCCTTTTCGTCCATGATGATCCATTTGTCAAATTCGAGCGTCTTGGCTATGGTGGCGAGCGTCGTGCCACGGACCATCTTCGTACGGGCCTTTGTCAGGAACCCCTCCTGCTCCTTTTCGTGCTTGTCAAACAGGAATTTGGTCACGACGAAACCTAGAACGGAATCACCCATAAATTCGAGCGTCTCATACGAGGACCCGAGGTTCTCAAAGCGCTTGAGTGCGGATTTATGGGTGAATGCGCGTGTGTAAAGTTTTTGATCTTTGATCTTGGTTCCCAGAAGCGCGTCAAGGACGCTTCTGGGAGGACCTGGGATCGGCTCCTCCATGTTGTTATATATTATTACACTAGGTTTAAGCCTCAAGGGGCGTGACGGAGTCACGCAGCCTTGGGATCCAAGTGGCTTCGCCACTTGTCTACTTCGCCGCCTTGGCCACCTTGGGGCGCGCAGCCGCCGACTTCTTCTCCGTCTCGGCCGCGGCCTTCTCCACGACCGGCTTCTCCGCCTTGATGTAGTGCTGGTTCAGATACTTCTGGATGTTCAGGAACGTCACCTGGGTACCCTCCGGCACGTTCAGCAGCGCCTTCAGGGTCTCGTCCAGGCTGATGTTCTGGCCAGCCTTCAGCGCCTTCTCCGTCACGTAGGCATTCACCGCCTTGGTCACGGCCGAGCGGGAGATCAGCTCACCGGCCGGCAGACTCAGGAACTTGTGCAGAGCCTCGGTCACCTGCTGGGGCTTGTTGAAGCCGTTGTTCTGGGCACGGGCCGCCTTCTTCTCGCCCGTCGGGTCCTCAATGTCACCCAGGACCTTGCGGACCATCTTACGCAGGGACTTCAAATCCTTCTGCAGGGCCTGGACATCAGCAGCAATAGTCTCGAGCGTGGCCGGAGTAGACATCTTCTACTATGTACTGGGCTCGAGTCTTTAAACCAGGAGTAGCGCCATGAAGACCATCAGAGCCACGAGAAGCAACATGAAGAAGAACCTTCTGTGATATGGGGGTTCAGGTGTCCGTGGGACGGGGGCGAACGGCGCCTCCCATTTCCGCCACGTCGCCATATCACTCGTCTTGAGTTCCTCACCAAAGCCAGGGGGTAGATTCACACCACGCGTTTGTTTATATTCTCCAATCATTGATGGTGGAGACTCTGAGCAGGGGGGGTTGCAGCACCCAGGGGCGCATGGATGGACGATACCGTCCTGTCGATCTATCCAGCCGCAAAACGTCCCCGTGAGGCTGGGCAGACACATGCACCGCGTGTCGCACATTGATATCTAACGAGAAATTAGTCGGTGCGCCCAAGCACTCTTTGTTTAAAAATTTTCAATTACTAAAGATGGAGTTTGGTGCCCCAGTGAAGCTGCCAGACGGTCGCCGCTTCCTCAAAATCTCTGGTTGCGTGATTCAGTTGAACAACGTCAAGGTCCAGGAGGGTCTGACCGCCGCCAACCCGACGCTCGAAGTCCCAGAGTCTCTTCAGGAGAAAATCTCGGTTCTAGATGAGGAGATTGTTTCCCGTGCCAAGGCGGACAAGCAGGCGTGGTTCGGCGCGGACCTCAAGGACGATACCATCCAGGGCGCGTTCCAGTCGAGCTTGACGGACGGCACGCTCAGCGCCAGCCTCGCCAAGGTCAAGGGGTCCGTGGTCACCAAGGCGTTCGACAGCCAGAAGGTGGCCATCGAGCTCGAGTCGATCGGCGAGGGTGCGCAGTGCGATGTGTTGGTCGAGCTGGCCGGTCTGTGGTTCCTGAAAAAGTCCTTCGGTGCCGTGTGGCGGGTGGTTCAGGCACGCGTCCGCGCAGCCCCCAAGGCTCCATCTTTCCCTACCCAGTACATGTTCGAGGACGAGGTCGAGGAGGCGGCAGCAGAGGACGATCCGGCCGACTACATTGACTGAAAAAATTATCGGTACCTATTAATAAATGCTGAACCGCAAGACTATCGTGGCACTGGTCCTCCTGGCGATCCTGGCATTTGTGCTGTTCGCACCCCAGATGAGCTTCTTCGCACAGGCGGCCGGTGGCGTCCAGGGCGACGGTCTGGCCCGCCCGGGTATGACTCTGAACGCCGCTCCAGTGGACGGCAGCGCCGCCTCGTACGACGTGTCCGCAGCAGGCCTCATTCCCCGTGAGGTGGCGGTGACTGAGGATTTCGGCAAGTTCGCCCCGGACCAGATCCTTCAGGGCCAGAACTACCTGGACCCGCGCAGCCAGATTGGCTACCCCGAGACGATCGGCGGTGTCCTGCGCAACGCCAACCAGCAGTTCCGCAGCGAGCCGACGAACCCCCGCGCCCCCGTCAGCATCTTCAACCTCAGCACGATCCCCCCTGACACGATGCGCCCGCGTTTCGAGATAAGCCCCGAGTACGCTTAGTTGCGTCAGTCCTTGGTTAAATAAGTGCTTGGTAAATAATAGATGGCCGACTTTGCCCAGATTATGAACGAATGGATTACTCTCAAGACGCAGCTTTCGGCGGCCCGCAAGGACCTCGCCGTGCTCAATAAACGTGAAAAAGAACTCAAAAAGTTTGTGACGACCCACATGGCTCAGAACGATATCGACACCGTCAAGGTCAAGGACAAGGTCAAGGTGAACCTCAAGACAAAAAAGACCAAGGGTGGCATCACCAAGGATGTTATCCGTGTGGGTCTTATGAATTATTTCGAGCAGGATGCGGCCCGGACCGATGGTGCCCTTCTGGCCATCATCGCAGCTCAGCCCGTCAAGGAGGTGGCTTCGGTTTCGGTAAGCGGGCTTAAGGCTTAGGAACCCTAAACAAACAAGTAAACAATGGGTCTCGGTGACGAGTACTCACGCGACGCTCTGTTCAGGCGATCGGGTCACAACGACTCCGACTCGGACCCCGATCGTGAAGAGAGCCCTGAGCCCCTCCATCCAGAGGATTGGGAGGCTATGTATTGTGATGAAATTTACGCAGACGTGTGCCGTATCCAGGGTTTCGCGTGGGACAACCACGCCCT